GAGGATTTGCAAAAATCTTTATTAAAGGTACAGGCCGCAATGGCTGTTCTTAATGGGGTACAGGAATTGGCCACGTTGGCAACAGGGCAAAATTATCTAAAAACGCTTTTGCTCGATGGGGCGCAAAAGGCGGTCGCGGTATCGGCCCGCGTAATGGGCGTAAGTGTTCAAGCAGCCACAGCGGCAATGACATTGGGAATTTCTTTGGTCGTTGCTGGTATTGTTTATTTGGTTGACTATCTTACAACTGCCGATGAGAAGGTTGATGAACTAACCGACAAATCCATCGAGACACAAAAGAAAAACCTATCAGTTCAGCAAAGAATAACCGACCTTAGAATTTCGCTGATTAAGGACGACAAAAAGCGCGAACTTGCAGAGTTAGATAGAGCGTATAAGCTCGAACAAGCGCAATTAAAAGCAGATATAAAGAATAAGATTATTTCATGGGAACAATATTCGGAATTATTAACATTAATAACCCAAAAGAGATTACAGGACGAGGAAAAGATAGAGGAAAGATACAGGGTAAAAAAAATAGACAAAAGGAAAATTGAAAAAAAAGAAATTGAAAAATTAGTAAGAGAACAAGTTAAATACGAGGTGGAATTAAAAACAGAAGGATTTCAAAAAATATCAGATAATTATTCATCATTTAACGCGGCACAATTAAAGGCAGCGGAAGATTTTAATATGTCGCAGTCCGAATTAATGGATGAGTTTTATAAAAGTGGCATTGAAGATTTTGAGCAATTTATAGCCGCCAAAAAAGCTATTAGGGATAAGGATGCGGAAGACCAAAAAAATTTGGAACAGGCAATTAAACAATTTGCCTTTGATTCACTTTCTGAAATATCGAACGCGGCATTTCAAATAAGCGAAAACAGAATGAAGGCCCAATTAGAGTCTGAATTACGGTTTTTGGACTCACAAAGGGACGCTATTTTAGGAAGCGAAACACTAACAGAAAAGCAGCGCGAAGCCATACAAATGGAATATGAGCAAAAGAAAAGAACTGCCCAAATACAAGCGTGGAAATCACAGCAAGAGGCAGCTATTGCGCAGGGCGTAATTAACGGGGCCTTGGCCGTAGGAAATGCCCTTGCAACCGTTAAGCCTTTCCCAGCGGCATTGGTAGCAGCGGCAACGGCAGCAATTTCAACAGCGGCCCAAGTGGCGGTTATTCGGTCGCAGCCCGTTCCGCAATTCGCAGAAGGTACAGAGTTTTTAGAAGGGGCTGGTACAGGCAAATCTGACAGCATACACGCGATGCTATCAAGAGGTGAAAGAGTTGTTCCGGCACGAACAAACGCGGATTATTTCGATGGGCTTTCTGTTATCCAAAACAGATTAGTTGCACCTGAATTGGTCAACACGCTACTTACCAACTTGGCAGAAAATGGCGGAATGCTTGATGTTATTGCGGTGAACGAGGGTAAGCAATCAAAGCGCGGTGATGCTATCGACTACGAAAAACTTGGCGAGATTTTCAGGCGGTCAAAATCAGAGGTAAACATCAATGCCGATATAAATGGCTTCACCGTTTCAATTCAAAAAGGGCTAAATAAAGCAACGTACCACAACCGAAAATTGAGAATTAAGTAATGTATTGGAAATTTGAAATAGATAGCGTTGAGGTAGATGAGCCGATTGGATGGGCTGATGTTAGCTGGTCTGCCCAAAGAAACCCGGAGCATCATGGTATTTTCTTTTCTTCCAAAACAGATGCTTTTAAATGGGTTGGCGATGCCTTTACGCTGTTATCCGATGAGTACGATTTAAGCGGCTGCGATGCCTCAATGTTGCTCACTATTTCGTACGATTGCGATGGATCGGGTACTTACATACAATTCTTTGAGGGCGAATTTGATTTCAATACTTTTCAGCGCAAATGCGGTGATATGTGCTGGATAGAAATCGGCCTTAACCCATCGGATTGCGTTAATAAGTTTCTGACCCGAATAAACACAGATGTTGACATCGAAAGTACAACCGATTTAGATGGAAACGCAATCGGCCCTGATGGGTTTGAATCAGTTGTTTTGAATGGCCAGACCATTGTTTTGACGAATAGGGCCACATCAAACGGTGATGATTTTGACCAAACCCAATCATGGAATTTAACGGGTAGCAGATTTGCCTACACTCCTGTATTTTTGACTAATCCTATCCTGAATGAGTTTAATGATTTCGGGATGAATAGTGCATCGCAATCAATGTTTTCAAAAGATACCGCTGGCGCAATTACATGGGCTAACATGGATGATTTTTTAAGCATTGTTCAAAATCTTGCGATTTGGCAACGAACACAAGACCCATTGAATTGCGTAGATGCCGAGGCGGTGATTAATTACAGGATAAAAGGAACGCTAAGGTTTACACCGCAATTTAATTGCACACTTCAAACCACTTTATTTTTTGACAAATACGATACGGACGAAATCGCCACATCGGGAGCAACACCAAGGACATCAATCAATAATGACGACATCGGGGTAACTGGCCGCGCTGTTTTGGCAGGAGCAACAGATTCGACCGCGTTCGATATTTCATTTTCAACTACACCAGCCTATGCAGAGGCTAATTATTTGCTTTTTTACTTTATGGTAAATGCAAATAAAACCACATCATCAGGAAGCGCGGATGATTACCAGTTGGAAATATTATATGATGATGTTTCTTATTTTGAAATGGTGCTAAATAGCGATTGCGACCCAACGCAAACAGAGGCTATTCAATTAGGTTCGGCATTCAAAAACATTGCACTAAACTTAAACGGTGGAGATGATAACGGATGCCCATCGGTGGTAGTAAATACAGATTGCATTGATAATTTCTATTTGTGCAATGGCTTACAAATCAGAAATTCTACAACACCACAGGCCCCTAAATTGTTTTTAAATTGGGAGGATTTTTTCAATGGCACCAAAAAAATATTCAATATTGGCTGGGGATTTTATGAAAATGACACTAAATTGGCGGTTGCTGGCTTAGACTTTTTTTATGGCCAAGATGTTGTTTTTGATTTCGGTTCGGTTCGTGAGGTTGTTTTCACCCATGCAGAAGATTTGACTTTTGGGAAAATCAATGTAGGTTATTCAAATTGGGAGGCGGAAGAATACAGCGGCCTTGATGAAATGAACACCCTTAGAACATTTAGGCGAAAAGGGTCAAAGAATGCCAATGAATTGGATTTGGTTTCGGATATTGTTACCGCTGGCTATACGATTGAAATCACTCGCAGAAAAAACGAGGCTAAAACAGGAACACAGGATTGGCGTTATGACAATAATTTGTTTTTGCTCAATACCTTTGATGATGGCGGTACGCCTACCATTGTTCAGGACAATATCGAAAGCCCGACAAACATAGTTTCACCAACAACAAGGATAAATTATGTTTTAACACCGCTTAGAAATTTGATGCGGTGGTTTCGGTCGATTTGCGCCCCGACTCCAATAATTGCAAGCGCGGAAATTCAGTTTCAAAGCGGCAACGGTAATTTTATTGCATCGGGATATACCGAAAATGATTGCCCGCCCGAAGCCGCGACAGCCATAGCAGAAAATGAAAGTATTTCGCAAACAAATTTTTTAAATCCTGATGATGCCGTACCTTTGTGGCGTTGTGTTTATGCTGAATTTGAAGCACCGATGTCGATTGGAAACTTTGAGGCTATACGGGACAATCCTTACGGTCTTATTGAGTTTTCGTGCGGTGAAGAGTATTCAGGGTATTTGATTGAAATTAATTACAAGCCAAATATAGGAATGGCAACCGCTAAGTTGTTACTGAAAAAAACAAGCGAAACAATAGACCACATATTACTGGAATCAGGAGATTCGATACTTACAGAAACAGGCGACCTAATTTTGATTGAATAATGGCAAATGAAAAAATAACAGACATGACATCGGCCAGCACGTTTAACGATGCTGATGTTTTTCCCTTGGTGCAAGGTGGCGCAAACAAAAAAGGCGCATGGAGTTTATTTAAGTCGGTTTTAAAAACTTACTTCGATACGCTTTACTCCACAATAGCAAGTCAACCGCGTTCAATTTTCATGGACGCTGGCGACCAATCAACTACCTCAAACGTGGCGACCGATATTACGGAGTTAGTTTTTTCGGTTTCGGCCAATAAAAGGTATTTTGTGCGCGGTCATATCAGGGTTGGGTGTAACAACACGGGAGGCGTGAAAATTGCGGCCACCGTTCCCGCTTCTGCCACTTTTTACAACGCGGTGGCGGGCCGTTCTGCAACCACCACACCCGCAACCGTTGCAATCGGTGCAATTAACTCATCAGGCAGTTTATCGACCGCGACATTTATTGTGGCAAACAATGCCTTTGGATTTATTGAAATTGCTGGTGAGTTTACTATTGGTGCAACGGCTGGAAATGTTCAATTTCAATTTGCATCAGGCACAAATACACAGACATCGACCGTTTATCAACAAGGAACACAAATCAGCGTAATCGAACTATCATGATAACAATTCCCGCAGTATTTAAAAATGGCTCTGCCCAGCCTGAATCAATACCCGAAACCAAATTCGGAAACTATTTCGATGGAGTTAATTACTACTACTTTGAAAGCCAAGAGGAATTAACCACATGGAGGCAGCAGCAAAAAGACCAGCCACAAGTGCCGATTGAAGATGCTTTCTATAAGGAAGAAAATGTTTTAAAGGTTTGGGAGGCGTTGATTAATTCCCTTGAAAAATTACCTCCCGAATTGCTTGAAAAACTAAAAGAAACGCTAATCAAATAGCCATGCCTGTAACACTTGCAACGTTTGAAAATAGCTTCGTCACATTTGACGACCAAAGCAATAAGTTTGTATCTGACAGGTCATGCGGGTATCAAAGGGATTTTTGCATACCTGTTTACGATGGTACAGATGTTTCGTTTTTGTTTACAATAACAGCGGATAGAACCTATGTAAGTCCTGAAGATTTCACCATTGTAAACGCAAGGCCAACCTGCGAGCAGCCGACTATCATGTTTAGTAATCCGACCGTTGTTTTTACGGGCGTAACTTCTACCGATGGGGATGGCAATACGGTTCACTACATGAAATGCTATTGGCCGACACCGTTCACAGAATTACAGGGAAGGCATGGCGACTGCTTTGTTTTGCGAGTAGTGTTTGATGATGGCGATGAGAATTTTGTAACCGCCTGCACAAATTGTTTTTCATACATTCCTGACAAGTGTTTTACAACACAATTAAAATATATGTCGCCCGATGACATTATGGGCTTTCCTTACTCAAAATATCGCTTTGAGGTTGACTGGAATATTATCAGGTTGCCAATGTGGCTAAGCAAACCACAATACCCAAAAACAGGCGAATATTACGAGCGTTCAAATGGCACAAAACAAACTCTTTTCGCCCGAATTGAGAGGCAATATTCAGTAATTAGTGACGATATGCCTGAATGGTGGATGAAAAATCTTAATATTGCACTATCCCATGATGAGGTTTATGTTTTGCCGGAAGATACGGCCATGAATGAAATTAAGGTTGTGGCAACCAACGATTTTGAGATTCAATGGCCCGAAATGGGAACAAACGCGGCTAATTGGGGAAGGCCCGTGTTTGAGTTACTTGAAACCCCATTTGTAGAAATAAACAATAATTGCTCGTAATGACAAAAGGAATAATTTTAATAGCGGTCGTCCATGACAACTACCATAAAATGGCTGAATGTTTGGCTAACTCAATTAGGCATAATTGCGGTGAAGAATTGCGTATTTGCTTGGTTTCGGACAGGCCAAACAATGAAAACAAACTATTTACAGATTTTATCGACCTACCTAAAACAGACCTTCACCCGCTAAGAATTAAGGCAAAATTAAACGAGTTAACACCGTTTGATAAAACTTTGTATCTTGATGTCGATATGATTTCGACCATGAATAAAAAGATGTCCGACCTGTTGGATATTGAAACCGATTTCATGATTCAGAACCTTGGCGAATGCTTCAAGTCCGATTGGGCCGATGTTGATGAAATCAAAAAGGAATACAGAATTGAGAAATTAACAGCCATATTTTCAGAGTGCATTTTGTGGACTAAAGGCGAATTTTCGGACAGGATTTTTAAAAAGTGGGACGAAAATTTTGATAACATCAGGGTTCAATATCGTAGGTTTTCCGATGGAGTTCCCGATGAATTGCCTTTGATGATTGCGCTGGCAGAACTGCAAATCGTCCCTGAAAAATGGACTCCAATCTATTGGCGAGGGCATGGCCGCGAAATGCTTAAACTTTCAATGGGCATAATCAACGAGCGTTATTATGGTTATTCGATTGGAGGCAACGCAAGCGATGAAAAAATGAAACAACAATACGACATTCTTAGCCGCCATTTTGCAATGGTTAGGGGTGTGAGATTTCCGTTATATCTCCACAAGGCTAAACGCAAGTGGAACACAGCAAGAGTGGTATGTTAAAAAGTTATCAAACCCCCGATTTACAAGTAATTTTCAAAGACAAAAAACGGTCATATATCAGGGCCGAGGCTGACAGGCTTTATAAAGCACTTGAAATACATATCAAGGGAGAATACCCGTTTGAATTAATTAATGAGCGCAGACCAAACGAAAGCGCGGAAATTAAAGAATACAGACACAAGATTTATCAGAATGTTTTTAAGTCAACAACCACAAGGATATTAACATCATTGGGCAAGGCTCGAAAGGCAGAAGGGTTTAATATTGTTTGGCCTGTTGATAATTCAAAGATTCCAACAGACTACAAACTAAAAAGGTACGCCACCGAAGAAATGCCGCTAATCAACTCCATTGTTGATTGGGGCTTTGAAACGCTGCTTAAAATGATGCTCATGGATGCAAACGCTATCTGCGTTGTTATACCATTAAACAAAGATGCAGCAGAGGAAGAATGGAAACAGCCATTCCCTCACATTTTTGATAGCGATGATGTTCAGTATGTTAATTATTTGGCTGGACTTGTTGTTTTGAAAGGCGAAAAGGAAAAATACACCGGAACAAATGGAGGCAAATACGATGCTGAAGTGTTTTGGGTTATCGACAAAATGAAGATTGAAAAATGGGTTCAGCAGGACGCAAACAAAAACTTTCGATTGGTTGATACTTGGGAGCATGGTTTGGATGAAATGCCCTGCTTTACATTGGGCGGTATTGCGGTTAAAACAGAGGATGGGTGTATTCTTTACGAATCATTCATTCAGGGTATAGTTGCATGGATGAACGAGGCGGTTAGGGAGTATTCAGATTTACAGGCTGAAGTTGTGCAGCACGTTCACTCTACTTTTTGGGCTATTGCCTCACAGGATTGTACTAAATGCCAAGGCACAGGACACGTTAATTTTAAGGGTCAGATTGTTCCATGTAAGGCAGAAGGATGCAATAAGGGCAAAGTAAACGTTTCGCCATTTTCAAACATTATTATCCAGCAGTCCGCGCTTAACCCAAGCATGAACATACCAACACCGCCAGCGGGCTATGTTCAAAAGGATATTGAGATTGTAAAAGTGCAATGGGAGCGAATTAAAGAACATATTTATAATGCCTTGGCTTCAATTAATATGCAATTCCTTGATAACGTGCCATTGGCTCAATCAGGCATTGCTAAGTCTGTTGACAGGGATGAGTTGGATAATTTTGTGCATTCTGTTACCATGCGAAATATGCGAAATATTGAGCATATCATCTACCTTTCAGCAAGGATTAGATACCGCGACCTATTGAGTAAAGAAGAAATCAGGGAGTTGTTGCCTGAATTTAGAATACCGATGTCGTTTGATTTAATGAATAGCAACTATTTAATTTCTGAAATTGATTCAGCGAGAAAAGCCAGCGTTTCACCATTGATATTATCCGAACTTGAAAAGCAATTAGCGGCTAAGAAGTTTCAGGATGACCCCGATATTCATGCAATGGTTGAGGCTCAATTCGACCTTGACCCGCTGCTTGGTGTTTCGCAGGATGATAAAATGACGATGCTGCAAAACAATGGTATAAGCCAAACTGACTATGTTATTTCCTGCAACCTACCGCGTTATATTCAAATCGCATTCGAAAACGTGCAAGGGTTTCGCGATTTAACATTGCAACTCAAAAGAATGGAAATTACCAAACTTGCAGAGGCAGAAATTGAGGCCCGAAAAGCATCAAGGCAAATCATTCCCATAGCTGAATAATGGCCAGCTATCAGCCAATAATAAAAGAACTTGAAACCAGCGTTGCAAAGTTTCAAGGCGCAATCCCTAAAATTCAACAGGAAATTTATCGGGAGGTTGTTTTATTGGTTAAGGAATTGGAGATTAAAAACGGGGTACTTAAAAATTCCATTGGCAACATTAAAAAAATCAACACCCTAAAGGCCAAACTGCAAAGGATAATTCTAAACGATGATTACAAGGATGCCGCCAAGGAATTTATCAAAACTTTTGAGGCGGTTACCAAGTTGAATAATGCCTATTTTAAGTCATTGGAAAAGACTTATACCCAGCCAAAAGTCATTGATGCAATTAAGACGCAAAGCATACAGGCAACGGTTGAAAGTTTAACAGAGGCGGGAATAAGTCAGGGTGTGGTGCAGCCAATTTATGAGATACTGCGAACTAACATAACCACAGGCGGTTCACTTGCCGAAATGCAGAAAATATTAGGAACGTTCATAGAAAAAAGCCCTGCAACGGTCGGGGTATTGGAACGCTATACATCCCAAATAACCACAGATGCGATTAATCAGTATAATGCGACCTATACGCAAACGGTCAGTTTAGACTTAGGATGGGATTGGTTTGAGTATGTTGGCAGCAATATTAAAACAACCCGAACATGGTGCAAGGCCTGCACAAAAAAACGATACGTTCACAGGTCAGAATTTCCTGATTTAATCAAAGGGGATTTTGCAGAATTTCGCGAAATGAAAGGTCAAATCTATGATAAAACCGACTTGCCACAGGGCATGATTGAGGGAACGAATGAAAGTAATTTAACCGTATATCGAGGCGGTTATAATTGCGGTCATCAGTTTTACCCTGTATCGGCTAATCGAGTTCCTGCAAATATTCGCAGCAAAATAATTTGATTTTTAATTAAATAGAATTAAGTTTGTGGAATGAAAATACTATTAAAATTCCCAACCAAAAGCAGGCCAAAACAATTCATTGAAACATTGCGGCTTTATAAGGAAAATTGCGCCAATCCTCATAATGTTCAAGTGCTTGTGAGTTACGATTCAGATGATAAATTAATGACTCAATCGGTCATACTTGAAGCAAAAAAAATATTTGATAAAACCGTTTGTATAGTTGGGTCGCCACAGGGCAAAATAGCAGCCTGTAACCGCGATATGGAAATGGTCAGCGATTGGGATATTGTGTTGCTGGTTTCGGACGACATGATACCACAGGTTAAAGGATGGGACACTGAAATAATTAAACGAATGCCTGCCGACCTTGACCGCGTGTTGTTTTTTAATGATGGGTATTTAGGCCGAAAACTAAATACTATGTGCATCATGGGCCGTAAATATTACGAGCGTTTCGGGTACATTTATCATCCAAGTTATCAATCGCTTTTCTGCGATAACGAATTTATGGAGGTTGCCGACAAATTAGAAAAGCAGGATTATTTTGACTTGTGTTTGTTTAGGCATGAACATTTTAGCACAAACCAAGCGATTAAACCCGATGCCTTAATGAACCACAATCAAAGGTTTTGGAATATCGATAAACGAAACTACGAACAACGAAAAGCAAAAAACTTTGATTTATGAGTTATTCCCAAAACAACGAAGAAAACCTAATCAGGCAATTCTTTAAGGGTCAGACAGGCCGATTTATTGACATTGGGGCCAATGATGGAAAGACCCTTTCTAATACTTTGTGGTGCGCTGAAAATGGATGGAATGGGGTATGTGTCGAGCCAA